GGAGATAAAGTTAACAGACAGGACAATGCGGCTGATGCAGAGTCTAGGAGAAAGGACATTAATCTAATAAAAAAGTCGCTCAGAGACGATAAAAAGTCTAAAGAAGGAAAGGCTGAACGTAAAGAGTTATACGCAGCACACAGGCCCAGCGGGCAATGGAATGTATGTAAATAAATATCATACTCTGGTATAATTATGATATATATCAGGAGGTGGTATGGCACGAGCAGTATCTACAATTCGGGCGCTATTAAAGGACTATGTGGGCGCGATCACACTGGCTGAGATAGATGCTAGATGTGACTTAAAGACTTGCGAAATCTCAATGGCTTTATGTTACTTACTAAAGCAGAGATATGTTACTAGAGTGCCTATAAAGTCTAATCTGATACTGGGCCGTAAAGAAGTCTGGCTGTATACCTACTACTCAAAGAGACAACCTATTGTGTCCTGAGTGCCAGATAGCAGAGAAGAACCCTAACTCTGGCTTATACCAATTCAATTGCCGCAGTTGCCGACAAAGACTAATATTAAAGAATAATTGCAGAGAAGTAAGAAAGAGGCTAGTCATCCAGTTCAGAAAATGGGGTGAGAACGAGGCAACAGAAGAGGGAGTCTGCAAGTGCAAGGAGTTCTGTTATAGACAGAGGATGGTAGATGGACGAGGCTGACTACGCTAACGAGCAAGTAGAGAAGAGACTAGCAATCCTGATTAAACGGGCTAGCAAGCCATTAGTTAAAGGATCGCCGGGTGACTGCGACCTATGTGGCGAGTGGTCAGGACGGTTAGTAGAGGGAGTATGCGCTCCATGTCGAGATCGTTACAAAATCAAATAGGAGAGATAAATGAGTCATTCACCACAGCAATTCGTACTAACACTACTGCACAGCATTACTAACGCTCACATACTGCACTTCCAGACCAAAAGCTATAGCGAACACGTTGCGCTAGGTATGTACTATGAGGAAGTAGAAGATCTAGTAGATTCATTCGTAGAGGCGTATCAAGGCTGCTACGGAATCATCAGCGATTATGAGAAGTATTATCTACTGCCTACACCACCTCTAAAGTACATGATGAGTCTAAGTAAGTATGTTGAATATGAAAGAAAGAAGCTGCCGCAAGACTCAGAGCTACAAAACATAATAGATGAGATAGCACAGTTAATCGACAGCACCATCTACAAGCTGAAATTCCTAGCATGATACGCATGGTCAAGACACATAACGGCTACCAGATGCACGAGATAATCTGCGATGCAACAGGAACTCCCGTAAGTAGCTTTCCGGCAATCATTCAAGGTATGACAAGATTAGACGCTCTAAAGTACATGGAAGATGTAATAGATGCAGCCAAGCTACCAGCTATTAGACTCAACGAGAAGCGAGATATATGATGGCATTAAAAAAACACAAAATAGTAGGAGCAGGGCCGGGCAGACCAAAAGGGGTAGCTAACAAGGCCACAAGCAATGCTAGAGAGGCTATAGCTCGTTTTGTAGACGGTAATGCACATAGAGTACAGCAATGGCTGGATGCGATTGCAGCAGAGAATGGGCCACTGATGGCATTCCGATGCTATACAGACATGATTGAGTACCATGTACCAAAATTGAGCCGCACAGAACTCACTGGCAAGGATGAAGGGCCAGTAGAAATAACGATAAAATGGAAAGCACCGAAATAGAAATGGACTACCAGCCCCGGCTGGCGTTCATGCCGTTTCATGAGAGGACAGAGCGCTGGGCCTGTCTAGTAGCTCACAGACGCGCAGGTAAGACCGTAGCAGCTATCAATGACTTGATACGAGCAGCGGCCCTCTGTGCTAGTCCTATGCCGTTATTTGCCTACATAGCTCCATACCGCAGTCAGGCTAAGTCAGTGGCATGGGAATACCTCAAGCATTACGCTAGACCAATACTCGCATCAGTCAATGAGTCTGATTTGTACGTTGATCTAGTCAATGGAGCTAGGATAAGGCTATTTGGGGCCGATAACGCTGATGCCATGAGAGGTTTGGGATTTGATGGCCTTTTTCTGGACGAATATGCAGATTTCAAGCCAAGCGTCTGGGGATCAATTCTGCGTCCAGCACTCAGTGACAAGCAAGGCTGGTGCGTCTTTAGCGGCACTCCGAAGGGCAAAAACCAGTTCTGGGACATCTATAGCACAGCTCAGAGAATACCTAGCGAGTGGTTTTGCTTGGAGCTACCTGCATCGGTCAGCAAGCTATTGCCAGAGGGTGAGCTGTCGGCTGCCAAAGCACAACTGTCACCAGACCAGTATATGCAAGAGTACGAATGCTCATTCGAGGCTGCGATACTTGGCGCGTTCTACGGCACCGAGATGCGTGAGGCTACGGAGCAAGGGCGCGTCACCAAAGTCAATTACGACAATAACGTGCCTGTCCACACTGCATTCGATCTTGGTTATAGGGATGATACGGCGGTCTGGTTCTATCAGGTAATCAGAGATGAAGTACATATAATTGATTATTACGCCGTTTCTGGTGCAAATATTGATGAAATTGCTGCAAATATCCTGTCAAGGCCGTATAATTTCGGTAAGCACTATTTACCTCATGATGCACGAGCTAAGACTCTGGCGGCTGCTGGTAAGTCAGTAATTGAGCAATTGGCGGTACACTTTGGCATCAATAGCCTAGCTATCGTGCCTGATCTGTCAGTACAGGACGGTATACAGGCTGTTCGTAAAGTCTTGCCGCAGTGCTGGTTTGATGCAGACAAGTGCAGTGAAGGTATCGAGGCTTTACGTCAGTACCAACGAGAGTATGATGAGGACAAGAAGGCGTTTCGGCAGACACCACGACATGACTGGTGCAGTCATCCGGCAGACGCTTTCCGAATGTTATCAATAGCTTGGCGGTCAGAGCCGCGAGTCAGACAACCTGATGCAGCTAAACCGCTGATGGTAGGAGAGCAAAACACAGCAACACTTAACGATGTGTGGGCGCAAGCAAATCAACCTAAGAGAGGCAGAATATGAGCATACAATCACCATTTAGATACCAATCCGAACACGTTGCAGTCAGTCAAACAGCACAAGTCTTAGGCGGCACAGGCGCAATCGGTGACTACATCCACAGACTAATATGTACAGTCAGCACCGCTGCTACAGGCAATGTAGTTCTGGTAGATGGAACAGGCGTAGGCATATTGAGCCATACCATTCTTCCTGCATCATGCGGCACAGGTATCAATGTCTACAATATCGAGATCAACGCTGCATCTACTACTGGTGCATGGAAAGTAACGACAGGAGCGGGTGTTGAGGTCATGGCTGTAGGTATATTCTCAGCATAATGCCAAGTCCTAAGCAACTAGCTGCTGGTCTAATCAAGTACGCGCCGGGAACGGTAGACTTTGGTCATGGGCCTAGATTTGATAACCCAGATCAGCCTAAAGCTGAAGGGTTCTTTGGCCGTATACCACTGAGCAACGGTGACTACGCTACTGAATATAGTGTTAGCCAGAATATTGACGGTAAGAATGTTGAGATGCCGTCAATAGTTCCTACACTAACCAAAGAGGAGCTTGGTCATGTAATGAGATCATCTACAACTGGATCGCCGCTACCTAACTCAGTGTATGACAAGTCTCTAGCTCATGCTAAGGATAGAATCTCTAAGGGTCAATCTCCGTTCTGGCAAATCCCAGAATCGTACACACCAATGCCTAAATGACCTATGCCTAGTCCTAAGCAACTAGCCAAAGCCTTAGCTAGGCAAGACTCAGTAACTAAACAGCCTCGTAATAGGTTTCTTGGCGCTGTTGCTGACGCTGCTGGCTATTTATCAGATCAAGCCGATAGATATGTAGTACCTGAGCGCGACCCCTTATTTGGAGGTATGCGTGGTGGTGATCTGCTTCCGCTGAGGAATGTTAACAGACTGCTAGACGATCTAAGCTACGGTGGGCGCATAACTACAGGCAGAGGACAGACTACAACGCTAAGGCCAGAAGTGGTTGACCTTACTGGAGTCACTGGTGCAATGATGCCAGCGGCTAAAAATCTAGGTAAGGCTGCACTGAGAGAAGGCGCTAGACAGATCGAGACGGGTACTGGTATCGGTAGGGCTGCGCTTGATCCTAGAACGCGTATGTTTGCGGGTGAAGGAGCTAAAACAGCCGATAAGGGAGCGTTAAAAGTAGCTAAAGACATGAAAGCAGCCGGAGTTCCTGATGAGCAAATTCATGCAAAGACAAAATGGACTTTTGCCTTTGCAGATGGCAAGCCTAGATTTGAGATTGATGATAGTGCGGCGAAAGTAGACTTCCCTGCTGCTGGCGGGAAATCATCGTCACAAGACGCTTATGACGTAATAAATCATAGAGACTTACAGCGTGCATATCCAAATGCGCCAAGTCTAAAGATTGTGAATAAAGATGACCCAAGTTTTAAGGGCGCATATTACGATCAGTTGGACGGAATAACAGTAATGGCTCCAGATTCAGCGCAAGCCAAATCCACCACCCTCCACGAACTCCAGCACGCCATCCAGCAGCGGGAGGGGTTCGCTAGGGGTGGGGACATTGTAAATGGGCCGTACCATGCAGGAGAACGGAATAAATTACTTTCTGAGCAAGTAGACCAACTTCGCGGACTCAATAAATACGACCCAAGCAATCCCTATTCATCACCTACGCCAACACTTTCAGAAGCTGAAATTAAGCAAATGGCTATTCGTAATGTTGATTCACCAGAAGGACGTTATAAAGCCTACCACCGCCTAGCCGGAGAAACCGAAGCTCGCCTAACCCAGTCACGTATGAACATGACAGCCGCAGAACGAGCAGCTTCATACCCTCCAAGTATGTTTGATGTGCCAGTAAAAGATCAGATTGTGAGATATGGCGATGGTCAGGCTATGAGTGTGCCAGAGCGCAATGGTGTAGGCGGCGCTATGATTCAACGACCTAAGACTACTGAAGCACTTAAGGGAAGAAAATGACCGAAACTCCAATTGAGAAGTATCTGAACGTAATCGGCGCATACGACAACGAGTTCAAGAAGTGGGAGGCTCGTTCTGCAAAGATCGTCAAACGCTACAGAGATGATAACCGCAGCCAGAACAGTAACGAGACGGCAAAGTTTAATATTCTCTGGTCAAACGTACAGACCTTAATCCCAGCGGTCTACTCCAAATTACCGATGGCTGACGTATCACGCAGGTTTGGAGACAATGACCAAGTAGGTCGCGTAGCATCACAGATCATTCAGAGAGCTATTGACTACGAGATTGAGCATTACCCAGACTTCCGGGCAACCATGAAGAATGCGGTGCAGGATCGCTTCTTAGGCGGTCGCGGTGTTGCATGGGTACGCTACGAGCCGCATCTAATTGAGCGCGATATGCCAGAGGACGGGCTACAGGTCACTGAGGACTCTGATGAGGTAGAGACATACGAGGAGATCGAGTACGAGTGCGCTCCAACCGATTACGTTCACTGGAAGGACTTTGGTCACTCAGTAGCTCGTACATGGGAAGAGGTTACGGTAGTATGGCGCTGGGCTTACATGACGCGCGAGGCGCTTATAGAGCGTTTTGGCGAGGAGTCTGCAAAGAAGATACCTTTAGACAGCGGCCCACAGACACTAACTTCCTATGGTCAGTCTAGCAAAGAGCATACACGCGCTAAGATATGTGAGCTATGGGATAAGGAAAGCGGCAAGGTCTACTGGTTTAGCAAGAACAGCAACTACATCATAGACGAGCGTGATGACCCCATCGAGGTAGAAGGCTTTTTCCCTTGTGGCAAGCCTCTGTACGCTACTTTAACCTCTGATTCTCTAGTGCCTGTACCTGACTTCGTGCTGTATCAGGATCAAGCTACAGAGCTGGACATTTTGAGCGACAGAATTGATGGTCTGGTCAAGGCTCTGAGGGTACGCGGAGTATATGACGCAAGCCAGCCAACGCTACAACGCCTACTGACAGAGGGAGACAATAATACTCTGATACCTGTCGATAAGTGGATGGCATTTAGTGAAAAGGGTGGGCTGAAGGGTAGTATCGACATCCTACCGCTAGATGTCATAGCTAGTACGCTCATCAACTGCTACCGGGCAAGAGAGGACATAAAGAGCCAGATTTACGAGATTACAGGCATATCTGACATTATCAGGGGTCAGACCAGTGCAAGCGAGACCGCAACTGCACAACAGATCAAGGGCCAGTATGCAGGGCTAAGACTAAGAGCAATGCAGGAAGAGGTAGCATTGTTTGCGTCTAGCCTGATTAAGCTCAAGGCGCAGATCATGTGTACCAAGTTCCAGCCACAGACTCTATTGCAGTATGCGTCTGCACAGCAGATGTCTGAGGCAGATCAGCAGTTGATACCACAGGCTATAGAGCTTCTTAAAGACTCGCCACTAGCTAACTTTAGAATAGATGTCGAGGCTGACAGTCTGGTGCAGTTGGATGAAGATCAGAACAAGCGTAACCGTGTAGAGTTCTTAACAGCGTTTGGCGGCTTCTTAGGTCAAGCCTTACCTGTAGGCCGTGAGTCACCTGAGATGATACCAATGCTGGTAGAGGTGATGAAGTTCGGTATCGGAGCGTTTAAGCAAGCAGAGCCGATTGAAGGCACGTTAGATACCGCACTGGAGCAGATGAAGGCAGCATCACAGCAGCCTAAACAGCCGCAGCCTGACCCTGAGCAAATCAAGATGCAAGCGCAGCAGCAGTCTGACCAGATGAGAGTGCAATCAGATGCACAGGCTGCACAGATGAAGGCTCAGATGGACGTACAGGCTCAACAAGCACGAGTACAGGCAGACCTACAGATAGAGCAGATGAAGATTCAAGCCGATGCTAACTTAGAGCAGATGCGCCAGCAGATGAAGATGCAGGAGCTACAGTCTGTAGATCAGTTCAATCGCTGGAAGGCGGAGCTAGAGTCATCTACTCGAATCATGGTTGCGGAGATAGGCGCAAAGGCACAGGTAGATAAGGTGCGTGAGGCAGAAGAGGCCGCTAACAATGAAGCTGCTATTGTGCTTGGTCAAGGCGATAATGTAAGCAATGCAATACAAAGAATGGCTGATGTGCAAGACAACATGGCAAACATACACGGACAGACTTTAGATAGAATTGGCACAGCTATGCAGATGTTATCAGCGCCAAAACGTGTAGTACGCGATGCAGACGGTAAGGTTGTTAGCGTAGAGGTGCATAGTGATTAATACAACCAAAGGCGAGATGGATGAGGCGCTTTTGGAAAAGCGTGAAGGATTTATCGAAAATGATAATGAGAGTACAAAATGGCTAGAGTATTGGCATGAAAGTGAATTGGTGCATAGATCAGTAAATGTGACATTGAAGAAAGCATTGGTTTCAACAAGTGAAATAGGAGGCTTCAATGTCTAATAGCCAAGCAATGTGTACTAGTTTTAAGACTGAGATATTAAGCGGAATACACGCATTTGGAACAAGCGTTGTCAGAGTCTCTACAGCAGCAGATTTGTTAAAGACAGCCTTATACCTAGCAAGCTCTAGTCAAGGCGCTGAAACGACAGCCTATGGCACTACAGGCGAGGTTACAGGTACAAACTACACTGCTGGAGGTATAGCGGTTACAAACGCAAATGTTCCTGCCAATAGTGGAACTACTGCCTACTGGACTCCTAGCGCCAGTTTTAGCTGGACTAACGTCACACTAACAACATCATTTGACTGCGCTCTGGTCTACAACTCTACACAAGGCAACAAGGCAATATCTGTGCATACTTTTGGCGCTCAGACTATTACTGCTGGTAATTTCACTCTGACTATGCCGACTAATGATTCTACTAACGCACTGCTAAGAATTGCTTAATGGCTCAAGGAGCATGGGATACTGGTACTTGGAATGCTGCGTATTGGGATAGTCTCCCTGTAACTGGCAATGAAGCAACAGGCTTAGTAGGCACAGCTACATCTAATATAACTATTGCTCTTATTGGTGTTGAAGCAATAGGATATGCTGGAACTGAGAGTGAAGAGATAGTTGTAGCGGTAAGTGGAGTACAGGCCACAGGTGATGTAGGTACTGTTGGTACTAATGTAGTTGTATCGTTAACAGGTGTTGCATCTACAGGTCAGGCTGGTGACTTAACTGTTGTATTGCAGCCAATTATCATAGATGACACCCATGATGGTGACTTCTTAGGTAAAAAATTAGCGGCAGAGAAAGCAAAGGCAGATAGGCGCAGACTAGCAATAATTAACTCTTATGAGATATTTGTTGAAGGTAGACAAAAGCTAGAGGAAATAGCAGAGCCGTTTACGCAGATAGTTGTAGAACATGAAGTACCAGTAAGACAGATTGACTTTGATGCTCTATTTGCCGACCTAGACAGGGTTGAGGCAATTTGGAGTAATTACATAGACATGGATGACGAGGAAATACTAACCTTATTATGAGAAAATCTTGGGTATATGTAGACGGGGAAGCTGTAGAGGTAGGCGCAGAGCAATATGATGCTAAGGTCTACATCATGCCTGACATAGCTCCTTACAAGTCTATGGCTGATGGCACAATGATTACTGGCAGGGCTATGCACCGTGAGCATCTCAGGAAGCATAACTGCTTTGAAGTCGGTAACGAGACTATGACAAGCCGCGCACCTGTCGTAAAAGATACACGCAGAGAAGTATTAAGCGCACAATTAGCA